TTCATTTGCTAAAGACACTGCATCAGATGGAAGTGCTGCACTACCTATTGCCATGCCTGTCATGTGTGATTTTATTCTTTCGTCTGCATCAGGCTTATCAACAAAGACTTTGCCCTCACCTCTATCTTCTGCACGTAACTTACGTTGAACTTTTTCAAAACCTGAAGGCATTTTAGTTGTAGTATCATCTGTATAGCTACTGCCTAACATCTCATCCATTTGTTCATTTACATTAGCCATTGTTTGAGTTTACTTCATCCCTAAGTCTTTTTAGTCTGCGTAATAATGCAACAGCACCTTGTGCTCTATGCATTGTAATAGTATTATCTGTTTGTTCTAATAGCTTATGCTGTTGTGCTATTAGGTAATCAACGTAATCACTGAAGCTGTTCAGGAGCTTGAGGTTGTTGACCAGCGGCTTGAGGCTGCTGAGTATTTGCTGTTGATTGCTGTTGTTGTTGCTGTTGTTGTCCATCTTGAGGTCTTCCTGTAAATCCTTGCTCACCCGGAGTTGGTGCTACTCCAGTGCCAATAGTTGCTCCTCCTGCCCCCGTGGGGTCCATAGGGTCTGTACCCGCAGGTGGTTGTTGTTGCTGATTGTCTAGGGGTGCTTGGAATTGTTTCATAAGCTCTGCTTGTAAAGAGGCTTCATCCATGTTGTTTGTAACTTTGTCTGGGTCTAAGTCCATAGCTTTTGCTATCTCTCGGATAACATACTGAAACTTAGCAAAAGGTGCAAGAACAGGATTAGACGCTACTTGTAAGAACTGCATAAGTCTTTGACTTCTAACTTCATTAGCCATTAGACTTTCTGTTCCACGTGCCTTAACCTCTAAGTCACCTTTTATATTTTTATCATAATCAAACTGCATATTAAATCTAAATAATCCTTCACCTAAAGGTTTAAGTAAATAATCATCTACGTTTTTAATAACAGTTTTTATACTACCACTTGCTGCATTCATAAGCATTGATATACCACTAGCAGTTCTACCTACTCCTGATACACCCGTTTGTCCATGTGCAAATGATGGCAGTCCTGTACTTTCATCTGCTAGTTGTCTAGCTTTGTCAAACAGTTGTAAATTTTCTTGTGACACATTTGGAAACTTAGTGCCAAATATAGCTTGACCCGGTGCTCCACCTTGTCTTCTAAATACTTTTCCCGGATATACAGATAAGTCTTGACCCGGAACTAAATTTGTTTCATCTACCTCTATAAGTAGATTACCTGATAATACTGCGTTGTCCACTGACATTCTCATAAAACCATTCATAAGAGTTTGAGTATCATCCATGTTTTCAGCAATACCTACACCAAAGAATGAATACGGATTCAATTCATATGGTGCAGCCATGTATGGGATTGTTGATGGCTTGAAAGGATTAAGAACCATTCTTAGTAATTTGCCATTGCATATCCATACATTAACTTGTAACTCGTCTAACTTCTCTAATTCTTTTGGTATCTCTACCTCTTGATCTAATAACATTGCAGTATCACACATACCCCAATATTCAAGAACTTCAAATCTTTCTATACCATGTTCAGGTGCATAGTCAGATAAATCATCTTCCCATGACTCTTTTGTGTAGTTTTCACCTTCAGCTATAGCAGCTTCTATAACTTCACCTCTAAAGTGAGGTCTCTTTTTTAAAGCTCTTAATTGAGAACGTGACATCTTATGTCTTTCAATCACGTATTGTGCTTCATCCATATTGTTTGCATCAGGGTCTGGATAAAAGTTCCAAACAGATACATGAGATACTTGTGGCACAGTTTTTAATGTAGGATCATATTCGCCCTCTTCATCCCAACTAGGATATTCTTTGTCAACAGCGAAAGGTCCTTTCATAACACCTGTTCCAAACAATGCCATCTCAAAGGCTGTGCTACGTAAATGTTTACTCGCTCCAGACTCTTCTAATTGGTCGTGGATTTTCTTTTCCATATTTTTTGCCGCAACCATCGCAGGACTAAACGTAACTGCTGTGGTAGTTTTACCAGCTTCTGCTTTAAGGTTTTCAACATCTTTAAGCTTGTCTTCCAAAGGACCAAGCATACTTTCCAAAGTTTTTGCAGTAGCACCTTTAGGTAAGTCTTTACCATCTCCTTTAAAGCCATAAGGTGAGGTTGATAAACTAGTGCTTCCACGAAGGCTGTCACGTAATTCTTCAGGTTCTTTAGGATCAAAACTAACATCTTTTACTACTCCTTCTGGTAGTTCCGTAGGGTCTACACTCAACGGAAATCTATTGTTAGCAAATAAAACATCAACAATTTGCCCATAGGCTGCTAATGTTTTTGTCTTTGTTACTTTAATAAAAACACGAGATTTTTCAGCTTCAGTAAATTGCACATCTGAGCCATATAAACCTCTATAATTTCTGTAGGCTCTTAGCCATCTTTGTTCATCTAGTTCTCTGTAATCGTCTGCACGATAATATCTTTCCATGACAAATGGTATTATGTTTGTGGTATTTACATCAGTAGTGTTTGTGTCTTCAGAATCTTCTAGTGATACTGCTTCACTTTCTACTATTATTTCTTCATTTTCATCCATGTTATATCCTTAATATCCAAATGTAGCATCTGCTACTGGCATAGAGTGTGTTGGAACACCTCTTGGGTCATAGTCAAATAAGCTAAACCGTGGTCTTGACATTATACCATATCTTAATGCATCATACAAGTGATCTTCTGATAATGTGTCAATATCTTCAGGATTCTTCTTATCAATAGGCAAAGATGGTAATTGTGCAGTTATATTAGTGCAGTTATTAAAAAATACCAATCTTGGCTCTTCTGTAAACTCATCTACTTGCAAACGTCTGTGTATCTCGTTTTTACCTGCTACACGACTACCTTTACTTCTGTCTGATGGTCTCCATCTACACCCTCTTTGTATCATTTGTTCTGCCAATGAAGGTCCTGTATCTCCACGTTTGTGCCATAAAGAGCTATCTAATACTCCGTATCTCATGCCACCATCGTTCTCTTCTAGCTCTAATATCATATCTGCCAAATCTGTGGCAAGGACTTTGCTAACATAGAGCTCTCTGTAGACAATGATTTGTTCAGAAGGTGATACAGCGAACCACAAAACACCAGACTTACTACCATAACCATAATCACATGCTCTAAACTTAACCCAATTACTTGGTATAGCAAAAGGCTCAACAACGTGAATATTCCTATCAAACTCAGTAAATGCAGCACCTTCCTTAATATCCCAATCGCCATCAAGTAATTGACGTCTTTGTTGTTCAGGTAATGATAATAGCATTGCCTCGTAATCCCCTTGCTCTGCAAGGTAAGGATTGTCTGATAATCGTGCAGGGATAAATCTCCTTTTAAATAAAGGTTTACCAGCCTTTGCATGTCCTGCTGGGTATCTAAGCACCTCTGTTGTTTCAATATCTGTAGCATCAAACGAGTTTCCATATGGAGCTGGGTCTATAAACATTTTTTTAACCCAGTGATGACCTCTACCTCCCGGGTTTGTTGTTGCTCTCATAAATATTGGTAAGTCTTTTGCTACTGACCTCAATCTAGAACGCATATAATTCCATGCGTATGGTGTTGCCCATTGTGTTAATTCATCAAAGCCTATCCAACTAAATGCTAAACCTTGATATCTTAATACGTCATCGTCTCTATCTAGATAAGACATCCACAACCTTGCACCTGATGGTGCTACCCATTGCATTTTTCTTTCTGACCATTTAATTCCCGGATATATCTTTGGATATAACTCTTGAGATTTAAATATCAATTCTCTTAATTCTTCAGTTGTGTGTCTTAACAACAGACCACTAAATGATGGATGACTCATATATCTTAATGGGTCTGCTAACATGGCATAACTTTTGCCACCACCAGCACTTCCACCATAAAGCACTTCTCGTTCTCCAGCTGCTAAAAATTCTGTCTGAGGTCCTTCATTTGGTTTAAATATAACATTGTGCGTTTGCTCAATGGGTAGTTCTTCTATATCTTCAACCTCTTGGACTTTAGACTCAAGAATAGGCTTTTGCACCTGTTCTTTCTTCTTCAATTTCTTTCGCCTTGGAGATCGCCGCTTCTGCATACTCTGCCCACTTGCGTAGGCTTCTAGCTTGGTTCTTACGTCTTTGCTCATTCTTTAACCTTTTTCTTAGTCCTACATGAGAAATGTATCTTCCTGTTTGTGTTGTTAGCCAATTAGCTACTTGTCTATAGGAATATTGCTTAACATAATTTCTAGCCATTTCTAATTTATCTAGTTCATCTTTTATAGGATTAAGGGTTTCAGGGTCTTGTTCATCTTGGATGTAGCCAAACGGTACTGTTCTAGCTATACGTGGTATTTTAATCCACTCATCATCTTTTTTTAAATCTGTTGGTTGGGGTAGTTCCCAAGTTCCTATACTTCTATTATTCATCTTCTGTTTGTACATTTTTCATAGGCATAAGCATAACACCACCTGTAGATTCTACTTGCATCTTCTCTGTCTTCACTAGACCTGTTCTGTCAAGTAATTCTTTTGCTGCTGTCATCTTGTCTCTGATTCCTAGCTCTGTAGGATCATTAATACCACTAACCATTGCGACTGCTGCTTTAGGTGCGTTACGTGCCATAAACATTTGAGTAGCCTCTAGAACCTCCTCTTTTATGCCTCTGACGATGTCAGACGTAGAACTGGTAGGTGCATAGCCTGCAAGTAGTTTCGCCTGTGTAACATCCCCATTTGCCTCATCAAAGAGTACATCTAAAAATTTACGTTGCTTTTCTGTTAGTTCTTTTGCCATTATACTTTCTTCTTTGGTTTTTTCTTTTTCTTAACAGGTATTACACCTACTTTAACTTTTGTAATACTTGCTACAGTTACAGGTTTTTTCTTTTTCTTTTTTACAAAATTAGTGATTTGGCTTTTTTTAAGCTTTGGATACATCTTAGCTATAGCCTCAATCATTTTATTATCAGATGCTGACATTATACTGGTACTCCTAATGCTTGTATGCGAGATATCAATCTCTCTGCTCTCGCAGTTGTTTGATTATACCATCTGCTGTCTTTCATTTCATCTGCTGCAAGTTCCCAATCTTGTTCTTTAACTGCCGCAATAAATTTCTTAAATTTAGATAGCCTTGGTCTTCCTAATTGAAAACACATATTTGCAATTACTAGTTGTGCTTCTTCAGGCAAAGAATCAAACTCTTCAAAAATAATTTTACAATCACTTATTGTAACGTCTATATCTTTTTCAAACCAATCATTAACTTGTTCATTTGGTACAGGATATCCTATAGGTTTACCATAGTAATCTACATCCCATTCTGTAATAAGATGCCCAATACCCCCGGTTAAATGATTTTCTGAGCAAAGATATAATTCATATTTAATCCCCTCATCATTTGCTAATTCATCTTGCAGTTTTATTAAATTCATTTGTCTCCCTTACATGCATAAATCTTGATACTTAGTTGTGTGTAGTCTGTGTTTAGATAAGTCTCTATTAGGACTAGTAAATAGCCATTTAAAAAAGTTTAACATTACTTTTTCCTTAACATCTTTGCAGCTTGACCCACACCTTTAATTCCAAAAGATGCAGATATGGCTATATACAATAGGTACTGATACCAATCAGGCAAAGTTGCTAGTACCTCAAAACCACTTTGCACATATTCTCTCATACCCGGAATGAAGACTAGTATCGCAGGAGCTAGTAGGACTACTAACGCAAACTCGTCTTTCCAAGAATCCACTGTTGCATCTGCCATCTTACCTTCCCATGCAACCTCGCCTGCTGCAACTTTCTCTGCAACAGTAGCACGAGCTTTAGCCTCTGCAACTTTAGCCTCGCCATCTGCTTTTGTTTTGGCAACTTTGTTTTCAAACCATGCACCTGCTAAATTAGCTATAGGTCCTATAAGTGCTTGTATCATTATAACCTCTTATTTCCTTCTTTTTTTTGTCTTTGCCTTAAACATATCACGTGTTTCGTCATAAGATAATTGCCAATCTTTAGAAAAGGCTTTGCTATTGCTAGATATATGTTTTCTTTTCTCATCTAATTCTTTCCTTTTCTTATCTAAATCTAGCCGTTTTTCTTGCAATCTTTTTGGGCTGTTTAGATACCTGTCTACCTGCTCTAGTTGCTTTGCGTTTAGCAGCCGTAGAGGCGGCGTATTCTTGGGGAGATAAAGCTTTAATTGCCGCTTCAGGTAAATAACGCTCACCGGTAGCTTTTGACCCTTGTGTACTAGGTTTACCACTTTTGGTTCTCCATTTTTGTTTTGTCCATTTTGCTAGTGATCTTTGTGGTGCTCTCATATGCTTCCTTAATTTCTTCTATGGTTCTGTCACATCCTATACAAATATTATCTTTTAATGTACATACACCTATGCAAGGTGTTAAAATCTTCCTACCCATTTACCTATAAACCAAGCCATTAATCCTGCAAAAAATAATACAACTACAACAGCTATTCCATAACCAAGATATTCCATCAATTCTTCTTTACGCTTTTGCTCCATCTTTTCTTGATAGCGTCTTGACTTTCTAGCCTCTGCTTGGAATCTTTGCCAATCTTGCCAAAGACCCGGTCTGCCTAGATATATCATCATCTGCTTGAGTTCTTCTTCTTTTTCTCTTATCTGCTCAAGAGCCATGAACTCTTCTAAGTCTCCACCTCCCACACCTTTAGCTTTTTTCTTTTTAAGGTTTTTCTCTATGGCTTCTTTAGAAAAAACAAAATCAGATATTTGTTTAGCACAACCTGTAAGCTCTTTTCCATTTGAGACGAAACTTTTTATTATTCCAAAAGCTGCATTTGCTGCGGCAAGTTCTGCTAACATTATCTTTTCCTTATGGGTTTACAATATGCAGTTATTTGTAAGTTAGGTCCTTCCTCTTGTGGTATTGAAGGTTGCTTGTTTAACCTCTCTGCAAAATACAAGCATCTGTCTACGTCTTCAAAGGTTTGTGTTTGGTCTATTACTCTTAATCCCATCATAAACACAAGCACAAACTCAATCATACAGGTGCTCCTAACACCTCGTCTTCTTGTTCATCGTGGCAGTCACAGTTGCAATCTTCACAGTCACAGTCGTAACATTCACAAGTATCACATCTTTTTTTATTTTCTTTTGTCATGTTGTCTCTTTAATTGTTCTTTAGCTTTTTTAAATATACTAACAACTTCAGTCTTGCCCATTACTTTAGCTCGTTGTTCAGCGACTGTAAGTATCTGTATCTTTCTCGCATAAGGCTTATTGATTTTTTTAACTTTTGCAACGGTTGCTCTTGCATCTGTTGGGGTCGCAAACTTGATGCTAACTGTGTCTTTAGGGTTTTCATCTGTGTATAAGCGTCTGCCTGAACCTTTTGGTTTTTTTCCTGTACCAACTTTAGGATCTTTCTTCTTCTTTGCCATTAGCCTCTATATCCACCACCTGCTTTTTTATAAGCTGCGGCTAACATCTGAGCTTTTCTAGCTGACCATTGTCCGGGAGCACCACCTTTGCCACCTGCTTTGATACGGTTAAATAATCTTTTACGCATTTCAGGCTTTGTATAATTACCAGCTTCATTAACTCTGCTTTTAGATTTCTTTTTTGTTGTTTTTTTCTTTTTCTTGACAGAGCCACCTTTTTTTAATTCAATAGCTGACAAAGTTTTTGCTTGTCCTGCATGAGCTTTACTAGCTTTTTTTAGCTTACTTGCTACTTTTTTTATTGTCTTTTTTGCTTCCTCTGCCACTGTTATCCTCATATAAATTATTAAACGTAGTATATGGATCTAAATAAGATTCGTGTGCCTCTGCTGAGTGTGTCCATTGAGATGGCATAAAATCAGGAGCACCTTCTCCTGTAACCCACAATGCAGGACTTGTTGCTCTAACTCTGTTGTTAGGTAAAGCTACAATATTGCCTGTCCATTTACCTGCATCCAACAAATATAAAACATGTGATTGTTTATGTTGTGCTGGATCATCTGCTATGTCACTATCTGTGTAGTCTACAGTAAACATGTATTTAGCTGTATAAAACTCATTAGCTATTTTGCAAATCCACGGAGAAGAACTAACTCTATCCATGACAATTACACTATGATGTCTTGACTCACAATCCCAAGGTTGACACAAATGATCTTCCATTGGTTCTGCCCATTCATCTACAGGTATATCTGCTACAAGTGCTTGTATAGGCATTCTTGCCCACATCGCACCACCATGTACATTTTCTTTTTCATCACAGCCTGTGAACACAACTTGAAAGCTTAGTGATCTATCAGGTATAGTATTAACTGCAAAAGCTAATGCGTGAAGGTATTCACCATGATAATCCATATGATTACAAGTGAACTCTTTACGTACCCAACATTTAAAATGTGGCACGTTACTTATAAGATAAGACATTATCTACGTCTAGCAGCTCCACCACGTGAGTACATCTTGCTTTTCTTAGCGGCACCACCTCTAGACATATACTTAGTTTTTTTCATGCCGCCTTTGGACATATACTTAGTTTTCTTTTTCATTGCCATTTATGTATCTCCTTATGCATACGGATTTCTTTTCTTAGCAGTTCTAGTACGTGCAAAGGATCTATTCTTAGATTTTTTTTGCACAGTTAGATTGCTAGGTCTATTATCATTAGGATTGCCATTTTTATGTGCAACATCTTTACCGTCACCCTTTTTAACAATCCCTTTTTTCTTGGCAATATTCCGAGCAGCATTACGTTTGTCTCTACGTTTTATCTGCTCTTTTTTACCATGATAATTGTCATACTCCTTACGGTAATTCCGTTTGGTTTTCTTTTTCTTTTTTTCAGTCGAGCTCATTAAATTATGTAGAACCCATCATTCTCTTACGCATTCTATCTCTTTGCAGTTTAGTAGGCGTAATGTTAGTACCCTTATATTTCTTAGGGGTTTTTGTAGACATAACTTTTGTTCCAAGTCCAGTCTTAGATGTTTTCTTAGTTTTATTAACCAATGCTTTTTTAAAGTCATCAACCATAACTTTTTTGCCATTTTTCTTAGGCACGTTTGGAGATGTCATAAACTTTTTCATTGCAGCTCTTGTCTTAGGACCCATAACACCATCAGCCTTAATTTTAGCACCCTTCTTTATCAATCTGTTTTGTAGAGCTAAAGTTGAAGCATAGTTCTTTGTATTCGCTGCTGTTGCTTTTACCTTACCACCAGTTTTAGTTTTAGTAGAAGAGCCAACCTTTTTCTTAGCCATTGTACTACCTTGAGATACATTGCCTGTTGTAGATGATTTCTTTTTATTCTTTAATGCTTTTTGTAAACCGGGATCTACTTTGCCTTTTTTCTTTGGTCTTTCTACCCCTTTAGTTCCTGTTGCCACAAGTTTATCTTTTTTATCTTTCTTTAGTGACATCATGCCTTTTGGGTCACTATCCACACCCATAGCTTTACTTTTACCAAATATATCATTCAGAAGTCTTTGTGAGATTGATTGACCTATATTTTTACTAGGAGAAGTTTTTTGAAATCTTCTCTTCATGTCTGCCATTCTTTTGTCTTTTGCCGACATTTTTGCCATAACTAGTTCCCTCCTTTAGTTATCTTATTGTATGCCTCCAAACCTTTAGGTCCAGAGTTCTTTAGTGCTAGTAATCCTTTATTTGCTTGTACCGAACCACCTGCTGAATACATATGACGTTTACCATTTACAGTACCCCCATATGCCATTTGAGCTTTTTTAGCTGTTTTTTCTGTTTTCATAACATTACTTCCACGTTTTTTTGTGAAGTTTTGAATGACTTCTTTAGCTTCTTCTACAATAGCTGGACTATATGTAGAACCTTTTTCTAATATTCTTTTAGCTTCACTTAAAGTCATCTAACACTTCCACCTTCTTCGTGCTTGTCTAAGTCTACTGTTTGGATTTGCAGCAGCTTTAGGGAACTTTTTCATTTGTCCAGCACTTCTCGCACAAAAAGACTTCCTTCTTTTAGCTCTTGCTTTTGAAGGCTTGTCCTCAGTCACAGCAGTTTTCAATTTACTACCGGGATTCTCTCTACGGTACTTAGCCACACCTTTGGCTGTCATACCTGCACCCTTTTTAGTAGGTCTCTTGTGTCCACCCTTTATGGAGTGACCCTTCATTCCAGTGCTTTTGCGTTTCTTTTTGGTTTTTTTCTTGGTCTCTGCCATAATTTGTGTTTATTCTACCTTTGGAATCACTACCTACAGAACATTTATATTTAATAGCTACGTAATTAGGCATATATTCAGGCAATTCCATTGCTATTTCATATGCTCTACTTACACACTGCTTTTCTGTAGTGTATGGTCCTTCTAAATCTTGTAAAGTGTGACATGTATCGGCTGAACCAATCAAACACACAAATACAAATGCTTCAAACATTTAATCTGTCCACCCTTCTGCTCTCATTGCTGTCTCAACATGCTTCAGAGTAAAAGGTCTACCGTAATGAGCCTCTACTGCTGCTCTTACGTAATGGACATCACTATGTGGTATGTGCAATTTATCTACTTTGTTATCACGGATAGCAAGATAAAAAGCTTCTAGCACATTATCTGTATATAGTTTTACTGATTTTTTACTCATTGTCAAGTTTATTTCTAATTTGGGAAATTACGTAGTACATTATAAATGTATTTTTATATATATTGTATATAATATTAAATGTTAACACTTTCAATGTACTAGTTATACGTAATTATATCATGTATTTTTTAGTCTGTCAAGACATTTTATATGTAAGCACCCCGCCGCAGTCATTTTATGTATAATTAAGGCTATTTAAAGACACTTTTATGTATATTTTTATCACTTATTATTGTGGTTAACACCTAAAATTCCTAATCTGTGTATTTATACATATATATAACGTAGTACGGGGGGTGTGGCTGTGGCGTAGTGGCAAAAAAAGATAGTAAATTCAATATTGCAAGTGATTTTGATAACAATTCTCATTATCATTTGCATTAAGTTATTGATAATGCTTATCATTTTCATTTGCAACAACTGATATAACAACAGTTTTCTTGGCATCATTCTTGCAATAGCACAAACCATGCCAAATAAAAAAATATTTATGTAGGAG